TGGTGGAGAGCGGCGTGAAACCGTCCGAACCGGATTTCGCAATCGATTCCGCCATGCCGTTGACGAAGATCAGCATGTGACGGTAGTCCCGCCGCAGCAAGGGAGACACGCGCGGGATTTGCATTTTGCGTTTTACCGCGTATAATTCATGTCTTGTGCACAGCGCATTCCTGCGTAGCTCAGTTGGCAGAGCATCCGACTGTTAATCGGACGGTCACTGGTTCAAGCCCAGTCGCAGGAGCCAAGGTGGAAACCCTTACGCGAGTAGGGTTCAGCCGTAGTTGCGGGAACGGTTGCAGAAGCGTCCGAAATGGTCATTCTCTCCGATTCTCAGACAAACTCGAAAAACCAGCCCAAAAAACACACGAAAAAGGGTCTCGACACGCCGTAACAGCAAATTCGCATGTCAGGTGGGAAGGTTCATGAAACCCTGAGAGAACGCCATCCAAACGTCTCACAGGGCATAACAGCCGGTATCATGCGGAACCATCCAAATCCGACACGCCCATGCCGTTCTCTCCAAAATAGGGAGAGAACACGATGCATGAGCCGTCCGGAACCACGAAGGCCGCCACACGGCATAGGGAACCATGTGGCGGCCTTCATAGACATAACCGCAATCAGCAATCTCAGGAAAACCCAATCAAGCAGGTACAACCCTAATAATCTTCTTTATTTGGATTGCGTCATCATGTTGACCGAACACGAGGACATTCGACCATCGTGGTCGAAAACGCGGTCATAAAACGGTCAAAAAAGGTCGAATGGCACAACCGTCATCATGGCCGAATCAGACGCCAAGGCACTCCCTGGCCCATCGTTCCACTGCGGCATTCTCCGCATCGTCGCCCAGTAGGAGTAGAAACCCAGCGTTCTTGCCAAGCGAAGCAGGTTCGATGGTCTTAATGATGCCGCGATCACGCAGGAACACCCAAGCGTCACTGATGCTCTTCTGGATACTGTTCTCACGGGTCTTCATCTTCGCTTCCGCATTACCGCCCATCGCCTGTTCGGGAGTGAGCATCACCATTCCAAGCGCATCCGAAATAGCACGCCATCCAAGCGTGTAATAGCGGCATGGCACTTTCTTATCCATGAGCTTCTTCGGAGGACAATTGTTCTCACTATCCCAATCGTAGGTTTGCGAAGCCATGAACATGAGGACGAGTTCGGCGTTCTTGTTGAGGGTCATGTTGTCGCCACGTCGAATCGCCATGCGTCCGGCACGGTTTACGTCGTATACGGCTTGCATGTTCTTGTAGCCCATATTTTCCACGTGTCTTTCCCTCCATGCCTAGGCGTATGATGCCGCATGGAGAATCTATGCAAACTGGTTTTCCAATTGCCCTTGTCGCTGTTCGAGAGCGGCAAGGGCTTTTTGCTACTTTCGCCTATAACTCTAACTCTACACATGGATATAATTACAACTACTGTCGGGTAGTAGATACTGATAGTTTGTCGGTGTAGCTCCAGTTACATGTATATAAGTATGTACATGGTTATACATTCTTCTTACATTGTGCGTTTGTCATGATTTTGCCAATTAAAAAGCACAAACGGTCAGAAAGAGGGTATGAAAAACCCGCCTGCAACAAAACAGACGGGCACGAGAAAAACATGGTTCACATAGGACTGCTGGCGAGAGTGATAATCATAGCCAGGAAGCATACGCCGACAGCGACTCCAATCACAATCCAACAATTTCGCACATGGATGGAATTACGCGACTCGATATAGTCCAGAGCCTTCGCCCTCACATTCCGCTCGATGGCATCTGGTGCGGAATCGGTCTTGGCCGCGATCTCATACAATTCGTGCAACGTCGGCTTGCCGCCGTCCGCATCGTCGATGCGTTCCAACTCGTATTGGGTACGCCAGTCAATCAACCCGGACATGCGAATGCCGTTCCGCACGGCCATCTGGATCAGCAGAACGAACGCGGCCATACCGATGGCGATACCGGCGATAACGAATATAGGAACCATGATGTCCTCCTTGCTCTCCTGCAATATGTCTCAACAAGGATTATCTCGCTAATTGACGGCTGATGAATCATGGGCGTTTTGCAAACAAGCCATCCTTGAGAATCTGCCTGTAATCCGTAAGAACCTGCATGGTCACGTCCAGCTCCGCCGCCATATGCCAGGTGTCGCCGTCCCACGTCCGTTCGGCCATGGCGAACTCGACCGGGCTTATCAACGTCAACGCCGTCTCGCGTCGCGCCCTACGCTCGCACTTCACGCCGAACCGCGTGCCACAGCCAAGATCACGATACTTCGCGTGCACAAGCTCATGGCATAGGGTGCAGAGCCTCTGCCGGTCGTTCAACCAGTCGGCAAGCCATATCGTCCGCAGCCGGTCGCAGTACAGGCCGCAGGTAGTGCCGGGAATATCGGATTCCAAAACCTTCAACCCCATGGCTTCGGCCTGACGTTCCAAAACGTCGATGGTGATTCGAGACATTGTTCCCTTCGTATTATTAGGCGGCGGCATCCTGAGCGGATGCCGCCGCCATATTCATTGCTGTCGTCAGTCTTCCGGTGTTTCGGCTTCGAGTCTCGCGTTCGGATCATCGTTCGCGGCCATATCGAACTCTTCACGGTAGATGATCGGACTGTTCACCCAGTCGGCGTCAGCGTTTTCCTTGAGACGGCGTGCGAGTTCCTGAAGCAGCTCGTCATCCGAAGCGTCATGCAGCCTTGCGACGGTCTTTCCGTTAGCCATCTCGTCGGCCCTTATATATCCGAACTCAACCAGAGCCTCTACAGGGGACTTGTGGTAGGCGCGTGCAATAAGAATGACGTTCTCGGCGCTGAAACCAAGGGCATTGTTGTATTGCCTCCAAGCGGTTGTCTTGATGATTCCCGCTTTGAGGGCTACTTCGGCGATGGTGTCGCCTTGGACTGTTTCTTTGAACCATGTTTCTTTGCTCATGGTTTCATGATGCAACCAAACCGGTTGCAAGTCAACACGCCGAGCGAGTTGCGAAATAAAAAAACCTGTTGCATGATGTAACCACAAGTTGCAAAAAGAAATTCAAGGTTGCGAAAGGAATCACTGATGGCTGAATACAAAATGCAGTTCCGAGACGGCTTCCTAGACCGAACCAAACAAATGAGCGGCCTCAAAACGGACGAAGCCTTCGCCGGAGCAATAGGAGTCAGCGAAAGCGTCCTAGCCAGAGCCAAAAAAACAAACGAATGCACACCACTCATGCTCATAGGACTCTACAAAGCATTCGGCTTCCAACCCGGAGAAATCGCCCAAATCAAACAAACCGCCTAACCACACCACACAACGCCAACGAGCAAAAGGACAACCAATGAAAATCACCACACCACACGGCACTCTCGAAGGCGACAACATCGAAGCCATCCTCAAAGAGCATGGATATGACTGCCTGTATGATGCCGATCTGCGCTACGCCGACCTGCGCTACGCCGACCTGCGCGGTGCCAACCTGCGCGATGCCAACCATGTAAAACTCAGCATCGCCAAAACCAGCATCCTTCCAGACGAAGGCGACATCATCGGCTGGAAAAAAGCATGGACAGACAATGAAATGCCGCCAACGCCAGTCATTGTGAAACTCCTCATTCCGTCCGACGCGCAACGCTCCAACGCCACGGGGCGCAAATGCCGCGCCAGCACAGCGCGAGTGCTCGACCTGCAAGACGAGCAAGGCAACAGCCTCCCGCCAGACACCACGGCATACAGCTCATACGATCCAGACTTCACGTACAAAAAAGGCGAAACCGTGCACGTCGAAGACTTCGACACCAACCGGTGGAACGAATGCGCCCCCGGCATCCACTTCTTCATCACCCGCATCGAAGCCGTCAAATACTAAGGAGGCTCCAAATGAGCAATGAAATCCAGCGATTCGATTTCAAGGGCGAATCATTACGCGCCCTGACCAACATGGCGGGGGAGCCTTGGTTCGTACTCAAGGATTGCATGAGCATCCTTGACCTCGGTAATCCAACCGAAACTGTCAAAATGTTTGATGATGACGAGTTCAGTACTACTGAAGTCATCGATTCGATTGGCCGTCGGCAGCAGGCGTACATCATCAGCGAGCCTGGCCTGTATCGTCTGGTCATGCGCTCGCGTAAGCCGGAAGCGAAGGAGTTTCAACGCTGGGTGACGCATGAGGTGCTGCCGTCCATTCGCAAGCATGGCGCATACATGACCCAGCAGACTCTAGACAAGGCGCTCACCAGCCCGGACTTCCTGATCCAGCTCGCCACCAAGCTGAAGGAGGAGCAGGAGAAGGTCAAGGAACTGGAGCCGAAAGCCAAGGCGTTGGATGACTTCACGAACATTCCCGATGCTCTGCTTGTCCGTGACGCAGCGAAACTCCTAAGCAACAATTCCAACATTCAGATCGGTGAGCATGAGCTGCGCCAATGGCTTGTGGATAACGGTTGGATTTACCGGCAGCCAAACCAGTCGTGGTGCGCGGCGTCAAGTCGCGTGAGGCAAGGCCATATGGTCATGGTGTCCTCCCGTTCCCACGGAATCCACAAGGATGGCACGCCATTCGCCTATCCGCCGACCCCGAAGCTGACACGCAAGGGATTGGCGCTTATCCACCAGCGGTTGTCCGAACAAAGTTTCGAGCGAGTGCTTGACGCGGAGGTGGCGGCATGACGTTGTTGAATCCTCCGGCGCCACCGCATGAGTTCGTTCTTGACGAGGGTGGGCACTGCGTGTTCCGTATCAACGAGCGGAAAGGCGGGTCAATCGTTGAAAAAGATGGACTCAAGACGAGCACGTTGTATGAGGTTCCCGAATCGAAACTAGGCGCGTTCATCCAATGGGCCGCTGACGTTCACGGCCAATCAAGATAGGAGCAGGTTTTGACAGACAGGATGGTTGTTGTCGAAGAGGAGATTTTCGACAGGCAGGAAGCTGCCAGGTTCTTCAAGCTTGGAACGGCCAAGTTCGACAAACTGTACGGGGTGTGCGCCGACTATCAGGGCGGCAAGACCGTCACGTACAAGAAGTCGAAGCTTCTCGACCGTTACGACCAGGTGTGCGAGAGTCCACGGGAGGTTTCGGCATGAACGGCACTCGACCTGATCTCGCGTGGAGCGTCCAGACGGGCATCGACTTGGATGCCATGCTTGCCGCCAACGCGAATTGGATTGAACGGGTCAGACATAAGACCAAACGTGACTATCAGCGGGACAAGCCGGTATTGCAGCGAGTGTTCGAGTCGCTTCGCACGAAATACGAGGCCGGTTTCAGTACCAGTTCGTATCGGATTACGGAAGACCTGCAATTGGCTCAGAGCGTTGTCTACAGAAGTTTGCGCAAGCTTGTTTCCTATGGGCTTGCGGAAACGTTTCTGACGCATGGAAGACATTGTTTCAGGCCGACAGGCTTGGAACCGACGAAAGGATTTGATTGGAATGAATGACAGTGTTTTGGTGAAGCTTGACCAGCTTTTCGATAAGTTGAAGACCGCAAGCGACGGAGACGATTGGAATACCGTGCGCGGTCTGGTCGCACAGATCGCATCACTCGTCAAAGTGGATGAAAAGCCACTGCCCGAAGAGCCGAAGGAGCGGGGCTTCTATGTCACCGCGAATGATGGTCGGCTCCTGCTTAAGGACATCGATGATGACTGGTCGGCGCGCACATGGGATGACTGCTCGGCTAATCACATGTGGAATGGCAATAGACAGTATGCGAAGTGGCCGACTGTCTGCGAAACGCTCCCGCCTGAAGCCTTCCCACTCAAGCGAGTGAACACTGGGAGCGACGATGACTGACCATGATTACTGGCTTGAAGACATGCAAGCAATGAAGAAGCGGAAGAAGCCGAACTACCCGCTCCGCCGCATCCTCTTCGCCGTCGCCAGCATCGGCCTCATCTCCAGCCTGACCATCATGCTCACATGGCATGGCGGCAGCATGAACGCCGCGCTCATGGTGGAAGGCGTGTACATCGCCACCGCATTGTGGCTGATCGTCAGATTCGCGCCACGCGACTAAAGACTTCCCGCTGGCTGGCAGTCCCAACAAACAACCAAAAATCGGGTTGTTCCGCAGGATACCCACGTTCACTCATTCGTCGGCCAGTGGGGACCATAACTGAATATCGATATTATCCACGCGCCTACGAACTCAATACCGCGCAGCAAATCACGTAGGCGCATTGGCCGCACATGGTTGTGGGATTCATGCCGGACTCCTTAAGTTTGACAACTCATGAATCACCTTATCCATCTCGCATTCAGGTTTTGACATTTCCTGTTGCCGTGATGTTGGCCGTGAACCCGTTCAGGTCGGGTTCCAACGGTTTTGCATCATTCATTGGCGTGAATCCTAACAGGTTCGACTCCTGTTGCGGCCACTGTCCCCACCGGTTAGTGCGATTGCCGGACTGGGGATTTGACGTGGATTGGATGACTCGGGGTCTCTGGTTCTTCTTCCCCTACGGGTCGCGGGTTCGACTCCCGCCCACGTCCGAAGCCGTCGTGAGACGGCCCGACATAATTGAAAACCCGGTTGACGGGGGAGCCTAAAAAATCATATTCCAAAGTCGATTTCTCTAGGCGCTTACATACACACTCTCTCCCGTCAACCAATCGCTGGTGTAAGGAACGTGGCCGCTGCTATCTCAGTCGTTCGGTTCATCGGCGGTCAGATGGTTCGACTCCATCCGCCAGCACGCAATCACAGAAAGGAAAACCATTATGGACACCATCAACGTGAACGGTGAGACCTACACGAAAGTGCCGGACGAGATCAGCTTGTTCGGACGAACCTACCGGCTGGTGGAAGACGCCATTCCGGAACCATTGGACGTGTCGGACTGGCATCCAATCGAACCGGATTACCGTATCACGCTCAGGGAATACATGACCCAACAGCATCCAGAAGACGCCAAGCGTAACCTCACCGGACTGGGCCAAGTCGTGAAGAACACGATTCTGAATGCCGGTAAGGGAGACTTGTTGGAAGAGAACAGCAATGGTGCCATCATTTACACCCGCTCATTGTTCCCGCTTGTCGAACAGGGTTATGAGAAGTGGCGCTACCGGAATAATGCCCACATTAGGGAACGGAGTGTGGCGGAAGCATGACGGAAGTGAAATTCCCCAGCATGGTTGACATGCCGGACAAGGAGTATTTCGCACATCCGGCAATCGACCAGACTGGTTTGAAGAAGTTCATGGAGTCTCCAAGAGCGTACGCATGGCACAAGCTGAACCCTCTCGACAACAGTACGTTGGCGTTCGGGAAGGCCGCGCACAGTCTCATTCTCGGTAGTGGCCCGAAGGTCGAAAGGAAACTCGACGGGCGCACCAAAGCCGGTAAGGCACAAGCCGAACGAGCCAAATCGGACGATCTGGTAATCCTTTCCGGTTCCGACTATGAGAAGCTTCAAAACATGGTGGATTACGCGCCGGACATGAACAGTCTCGTGGAAGGCAAACCGGAAATCGCCTTGTTCGCCATCGACCCGGCCACTGGGCTGGAACTGAAATGCAAGGTCGATTGGATGCCGGACAAGCCTGGCATGGACGGCACCATGTACCTGTACGACTATAAGACCACGGGTCATAGCGTGCAGGATTTCGTAGGCTCGGCATACAAGTTCGGCTACCACATTCAAGCCGCCTTCTACATGATGGTCTACAAGCTTGTCACCGGTTTCACGGGGCCTATGGGATTCCGGTTCATCGTGCAGGAGAAGCAGCCACCCTACGACTGGATGATCTGGGAACTGTTGGAGTCCTCGCCTGAAATCTCAATGGTGGCGGAACGGCAGATTCGGAACGCTCTTACCAGTTTCAGCTTCTACAAGAAGCATGATGTGCCGTTGAAAACCATGTTGGAACAAGGGTTGCCGAAGATGCCGGTGCCCATCCAATTCACTGACTGGCAGATGAATCATTTGATTGGAGATGATGACCAATGGGAAATGTGATTCCAAAGAATCGTAAAGCCTACGGATACGATTACGCAGACCTTGGATCGGTAGTCAACTATGTGACCGAAGTGTTGGGATTCCGCGTCGAACAGGACATTCACTACAACAATCTTCCCCAATATCCGAACGGGTACGGGTTCGTCGTTACCCACTATTGGCAGGATTTCAGCAAGTCTTGGAGCGAATACGCGGCACCCGTTCCGATCATTGTTGGCGATTCCGCTGGCAAACGTGAACAGCCGTTCATGCAACGGTACGGGAGTGCGGAAACGTATGCTCGACGCTACAGTCTGCTCACCTTGTTCTGTCTGGCGACCAGTGATGATGACGGACAGTTGGCGGGCTATCAGCGTGGAAATCCGATGAACGAGGAACTACGCAAACAGGTGGCCGCCTTGTTGGCTCAGGGGAATGTTCCAGCCGGACATGAGTCCGAAGCCATCGGCAATCGTATCAAAATGCCTGTGAATTACGCAAGATTGACCGACTGGCAAGCCCAATTGTTCATCAACAGTTTCAAAAAGAATGAAGAAGTCAAGGAGGCCGCATAATGGCTGGAGAAACCGTTATCACGATCATTGGCAATCTGACCGACGAGCCGGAATTGCGCACGACGTCCGCTGGAGCGCAGGTCGCATCGTTCACGATCGCCAGCACCCCGCGTTCCTGGAACCGCAGCACGAACCAGTTCGAAGACGGTCAGGCTTTGTTCATGCGCTGCTCCGCGTGGCGTGACCTCGCCACTCATTGCGCGCAGAGCCTTGCGAAGGGCATGCGTGTGATCGCGCAGGGTCGTTTGCAGCAGCGTTCCTATCAGGCGCAGGACGGTTCCAACCGCACGGTCATCGAATTGCAGGTGGATGAAATCGGCCCGTCACTGCGTTATGCGACGGCTCAGGTGCATCGCGTGCAGCACGGCAATGGCGGCGGCTATCAGGGCGGCGGCAGCGGTTTCGCGGGCGGACAGCAGCAGGGCGGTTTCGCGGGGAACCAGCAGCCGCAGTATGGCGTGAACCCATCGAACACCGGCCAGCAGCCCGCACAGTCTCAACAGTTGGGTGGAGACCCTTGGGCGTCGAACAATAATCAGCCTTCCGACTTCGGCAGTTTCGGCGGCAACACGGACGAGTTCTAATCCAGACTAAAAGGAACCAACATGGCAAACATCATTCCATACAGGGAGTTTCTGAAAAGAAAGGAGCTGCGCGAGCAGGAGACTGGCATCACCGTTAGCTCGCAACAGCTCCACCCATCCCTGTTCGACTGGCAGAAACGTATCGTCACATGGGCTTGCAAAGTAGGACGTGCAGCCGTATGGGCCGATACGGGTCTTGGTAAGACCAGAATGCAACTCGAATGGTTGCGTCAGGTCTGCGCCGGACATGGGACGGGGCTTATTCTAGCGCCGTTGGCCGTATGCCAGCAAACCATCCGCGAAGGCGCCGCAATCGGCATGGAAGTGCGTTATGTGCATGACCAGTCGGAAGTCTCTGACGGATTCAACATCACGAACTATGAGCGTGTGCCGAAACTCGACGTGTCCAAATTCAATGCGGTCGTATTGGACGAGGCTTCGATTCTGAAACAGTCGGACGGCAAGACCCGCAAAATGCTGATCGACACGTTCAGGGATACGAAATACCGTCTCGCCTGTACCGCCACACCGGCACCGAACGACCCGGAGGAACTATGCAATCAGGCCGAGTTCCTTGGATACGCCACCCGTGTGAAGATGCTTGCCACGTATTTCGTGCATGACGGGAATATTTGGCGTTTGAAAGGTCACGCGGTTAAGCCGATGATGCGGTGGATGTCGCAATGGGCCATCGCATTGCGAAAGCCGTCCGATATTGGCGGTGATGATGCGGGATATGAGTTGCCCGGATTGAATCAGACCGTTGATGTTGTCGCCTATCACGGCAGCATCCCGGAAGGCCAATTGTTCGCAGCTGACCTTGGTGGCGTCGGCGGGCGTGCGAGAGTCCGTAAGGAAACGCTTGTTGACCGTGTGAACCGTTGCGTCGATCTTGCCAACAGCGAGCCGGGCGAACAGTGGATTATCTGGGCTGGATTGAACGACGAGGCGGACATGCTGAACAGGCTTATCCCCGGCAGTGTGAATGTGAAAGGCTCCATGTCGCCGGAAGACAAGGCCAAGGCGTTCCTTGACTTCGCTGATGGGAAGATTCCGGTGCTGATTACGAAGGGTTCCATGGCTTCGTTCGGTTTGAACTGGCAGAACTGCGCTCGTATGGCGTTCTGCGGTTTGAACGATTCGTGGGAATCCTACTACCAGTCGATACGCCGCTGCTATCGGTTCGGACAGAAGCGCGTGGTTGACGTGCATGTGGTGGTTTCCGATTTGGAACGCGAGATAGCGGAGAACATCACCCGCAAGGAACAGCAGGCCACTCATTTGAGTGACGAACTGGTAAAGACGATGAATGAATCAAACTCTTTCGGAAAGGCAGCATGATGGTTGAGGAAATGTATATGACCGATGAAGCCAAAGGTAAGGATTGGACGCTATGGCTTGGCGACTCGTGCGAACGCATGACGGAAATGGCTGACAACAGTGTTGATCTGAGCGTGAGCAGCCCTCCGTTCGCAAGCCTGTACGTGTACTCCGATTCAACCCGCGACTTGGGCAACAATAGTTCCCGTGAAGAGTTCATCGAGAATTACGGGTACATCATCCGCGAACTGTTGAGGGTCACGAAACCGGGCCGTATCGCTTGCGTGCATGTGCAGCAGGTTGTGACCACGAAGACCGCTGACGGCGTGGTTGGATTGACCGACTTCCGTGGTGATGTAATCCGCGCTTACGTGGAGAACGGTTGGATTTTCCACGGCGAAGTCACCGTGAACAAGAATCCACAGGCTCAGGCGATTCGCACGAAAGCCCAAGCCCTCATGTTCGTCACGAAGAACAAGGATTCCAGTATGAGCCGTCCCGCGTTGGCTGACTATCTGCTGATGTTCCGCAAGCCCGGCGACAATCAGGTGCCGATCAAGAACGATGTTTCCAACGAGGAATGGATTGATTGGGCGCAGCCGGTCTGGTGGAACATTCGAGAGACCAACACGCTGAATGAGCGTCTTGGCCGTGAGGATACCGATGAACGCCACATCTGCCCGCTGCAATTGGATTTCATCGAACGGTGCATCCGCTTGTGGAGCAATAAGGGCGAGCTTGTGTTCGACCCGTTTGGTGGCATCGGCTCGACCGTGTACGAGGCAATCAAACTTGGCCGCAAGGGCATGAGCATTAAATTGAAGCCTTCCTATTGGGATGCGTCGGTGAATCTGATGCGTGATCTTGAAGAGAAGCTTGGAGAGGCGACACTGTTCTGATGGTTCCGCTCTCTGGGATGACCGAACCCGCATGGTGTGACAAGCATGGGGTCGAATATTACGGCCCCGCTTGTCCTGAATGCGAGTCGGAAGCCGAAGACTATTGGGATGATATTGGAGACGCGAGCATATGGGATTTATGACCTATGATTTCGACATTCCAGGCGAACCCGTCGCGAAGGGCCGTCCACGATTCTACGGGTATCGGGCTGTGACCCCTCAGCATACGAGGGATGCTGAGGAACTGGTGAGGAACCAATTCCACATGTTCTACCCTCATGCCGAACCATTGGACGGGGACGTGCTGATGATTCTCATGTTTTATAAGGGGCGTCATGGGAAACCGGATTTGGACAATCTGGAAAAGCTCGTCAAGGACGCGTTGAACGGTTTGGCCTACGTGGATGACCAGCAAGTGAAACTCACGTTGTGCGCCATGCTGGAACCCGACCGTATGGCATGGGGACAACGGGCGAAACGGCTTGTCAAACGTCGGCAGGGAATGCCATTGACATACGGCGGCAATCCTTATGAGCCGCATACGGAAATCCATATAGAACCCTTGCATGACATTCACGGCGGGTTGGAAAGTCTCGTCAGAAACACGAAGGAGATGATAAGCGATGTCGGAAACCAGCCTGAATACCGGTGAGATGCTGTTCCAACTGCGCGTCTGGGATTACTTGGCTTGGGCGTTGGACGATAAGCGTCTCGACCATGTTGAGAACCTGTACTACAAGGGGCGGCCGATCAGTGTTTCGACGTTCGCCAATCCGAACGTGCCGATGGTGAAATGCTTCGATAAGGCTGAACTGTCGGCTGGTGACATTGATTCCGAATATCCGTTCGTCATACAAGCCGATGGCATGTTCGATGCTGACGTGATGGACGAGCGTGAGTGGATCGCGTCTCAACCCGCGTACACGAGTCTGAGCGTGTGGGACAAGTTCGAGACTCTGCTACCGGCCAAACCGTCTATGGAATGCGTTGACTCGGGCACTCGAATGTTCATCCGATTCACATTGGGTGAATTGGCGGGCATGTTGAACAGTGGATTGCCGCTCGGAGGTGGACGATGATTCTTCCAGCAGTCAACGTCAACGGCATCCATTTGAGCAGCCAACAGCATGAGGCGCTTGTCAGCATATGGCGTACCGGTCGAATGCCGGAAGCTCAAACAGGTCAGAAACCGTGGCTGTGGATTCAAGCGCTCAGACGGCGCGGCTTGGTATCCGGCAATGCGCTCAGACTGACCGACAAGGGACGCCATATCGTCCAACTCCTACAGGACAGGAAAGCATTCCGGTCTCAAAGCACCGCCGACAATCCACACTACGGAGCTTACTGGGACGCCTACTACGCCGACCAGTCCACATACCCGTACAAGCCGACGTTGGAAATCATTTGCGAAAGGAACTGTGATGAAACTTGACCCGCCACCGGACTTGGTTGAAATCGCTGAAGCCCTGGACGCGATGGCGAAACCACACGTGGGAAGCGGCTGGGCGAACACCAACTACACCGATCTGCCCTGCACCACGCCACGGCAGGAGGCCATCTGGATGGCATACAACGGAATCACAAGAGGAGAGGATTAACGGGCGATGTGGTTCAAGGTCGATGATGGGTTCTGCATGAATCCGAAGACGGCGATGCTGTCCAATGACGCCACCGCATTATGGCTTCGTTCAGGCACGTGGGCGGCGCAACAGCTGACAAAGGGACGTGTCCCAGCGAACATGATTCCCATGTTCCACTGCTCCGATGATTCGGTTCAGGAACTCTGTGATGCGGGCTTGTGGGAGTATGACGCCGACAAGGACGAATACGTGTTCCATGATTGGGCTGACTATCAGCCGGACGGTGACGAAGTGGATGCCAAGCGCAGGAAGCGGAGTGAAGCTGGCAAGAAGGGTGCGAGCCGTCGTTGGAAGAAGCCCGAGAATGGCAAAAATGGCAAACCGATGGCAAATGCTATGGCAAACGCATGGCAAACCGATGGCAAATGCCATGGCAAACCAATGGCAAACGCATGGCAAGACGATGGCAAACCGATGGCAAACGCATGCCCCGTACCCGTACCCGTACCCGATAAGAAAGAAGAAGAATATTATTCTTCTTCCAAAGAAATGACACTTGCCATGTTCCAAGACTCCACGGAGTTGACGGCGGCGGACAGCATGATGCGAACCGCTTACCCGAACTTGGATTTACAGGATGCTTGGAACGCTTTCTCCGTCCGCCACTATGCCAGAATCAGCACCGTGGGGGATTGGATACGCCTATGGCGTGGCTGGTGTGAGAACCGGGCGCAAATGGGTGGTATCCCACCGTCGAAGCCACACGTCCACACTTGGGCTTGCGAACACACGTTGAAAGCCTTGCACCTCCAATCGCAGGATGACGTGACCGACATGGCGTCAGCCGTCAAAAAAGCCAATGAGCTAAACCAGAAGGAAGAACCCTAGTGAAATACATCAGCCTGTTCAGCGGCATTGAAGCAGCAACTGTCGCATGGCAAACACTCGGATGGGAGCCAGTCGCATACGCCGAAATCGAACCATTCCCCAAAGCAGTACTCAAACACCACTATCCGAACGTTCCAGACTTAGGGGACATGACGAAAGTTAATTGGAAGGAATACCACCATGCAGCAGATGTCGTTGTGGGAGGAAGCCCCTGCCAGGCATTCAGCATCGCCGGACTCAGGAAGGCTCTGGACGATCCTCGCGGCCAGCTCATGCTCGAGTATCTCCGAGCTTGCGCAGAAATTGATCCGGAATGGATCGTATGGGAGAACGTGCCCGGAGTTCTGTCGGCTGAACACGGACGGGCTTTCCAGTCGCTCCTTGAGGCCGTGGCCGAACTCTGGCCTGATGGGGGGGGTGCATGGCGAGTGCTGGACGCTCAGTTCTTCGGTGTGGCCCAGCGGCGCGAGCGTGTGTTCCTTGTCGTCAACACTCGAGACTGGCGGCGTGCCGCGCCGGTACTTTTTGAGCGCGAGAGCCTGTGCTGGGATCATACGTCGAGCCGAGAGAAGAGGCAAAGCCTTACCCAGGGAACTGCGGGAGGCGTTGGAGACGCAGATTCGGACGCTGGGGGATTGATGTTGGACTTCCATCAGCAGGATGGACGGTTCAAGGTCAGCGATCATCCCGACGTGTCGAATACGCTCACCTCGCACATGGGTACCGGTGGCAACAATGTTCCCCTGATTAAGGCGTTCAAATGGAGCCAGGGTGAGAAGATCCGGAGTCTGGCGATTGGCGAAGTGAGTCCCACTTTGAGTACTGACCATAATCCAGCCGTCTACCAAATTGAGAGAGAGAGTGTGATGTGTCGCGCGGACACTCAGGCGAATGCCGCACAAGGATTCGATCTTTCTCCGACATTGATGGCTCACGCCGGAAAGGATGCCCCATTCATCTATCCGACAACTAATAGGAGAGATTAGTGGTTTTCACTTTCAAGATTCGCGGTGGCGGAGCGGGGGGGTAAGGGATTCCTCGGGCAGGACGAGCTTTCTGCCACGCTCAGCACGCACAATGACCAGTTTCTACATACGGAGGATTCGATGAATGGTTTGACGGTTCGCAGGTTGACGCCGTTGGAATGCGAAAGGCTTCAAGGTTTCCCGGACGGATGGACGGATATTCCGTGGAAGGGGAAGAAGCACGCGCCGGATAGTCCACGCTACAAGGCGCTCGGTAATTCGATGGCGGTTCCTGTCATGAGATGGATAGGTGAGGGCATCCAATTGGTTGAAGACAACAAGGGATTGTTCCAGGAGAACCCCAGTGAGCAGTGACAATCCATCCAAGGAGACGTGCCGCATGGTTGATGATCGTGATGGGAGACGTTGCGTGCGTTGCGGCCGAAGCTTGTATGCGGTGGGTGGTTCCCGGCATCATCGGAAACTCCGTAGCCAATGCACGAGGGTTGAGAAGCATCAAGTGCAGAATCTGATTCTGCTTTGCGGTTCGGGTACGACGGGCTGTCATGGTTTCGTTCACATGCATCCGACTATCGCTTATGAGAACGGCTGGTGTGTGAAATCGTTTCAAGACCAGTTGGAAGTGCCGGTACGGACTTGGCATGGACTCGTGTATCTCACCACAGACGGCAAATATTCATCGACAAAGGAACAATCAAATGACTGACAATATCAATCCATCGCATTACAAGGATGGCCCGTTCGAATGCATCGAACTGTCCCGACTGTTGTCAAGCGACTGGGGTCAAGCCGTCCAATACTGCTTCAGGTGGCAGCACAAGAACGGTGTCGAAGACCTGAAAAAAGCCTTGTGGTTCGTTAACGACGCGCTCGTGCATGGAATTCCGATTTACGTCGTAAGTGACTGGGCGGGCCTCGCTAGTGCATTGTTCCACACTCTCGCCAGAGAGGATTGGGCTGGTCTTAAGAGTGTTTGGGACGCATTCACTGTCTGGCATAGAGGGGATATTCCGGGACTCTTAAAAGACAAGATCAATGAAATCGAAAAGGAAGGCAAGTAATCATGGAACATATCGTGCAGTTCGCCATCGGCATTGACGACAAGGCCATTCAGAACCGCATCGAGGAATACGCCTACAGGGACGTGCTCGACAAGCTCGCCAAAAACGCCGTGGATAGTGTTTTCGCGCACACCAACGCGTATTCGCGGGAAAACATGTGGAAGACCTTGATGGAGGACGCTTTGCGAAGCTTCCTCGAAGAACGCAAGGACGAGATCATCGACAAGGCCGCGAACATGCTCGCCGACCGGTTCCAACGGACGAAGAAGTATCGGGAAGCAATGGGTGCCGTCATCGCAAAGGACGGTGAGTGATGGATAAGACGCGTGTGGCTCTCGCGGCGATTATCTGCATCACGATTGTCTTGACTTCGTTCAGCTTTGGAATGGCACCTAATGTCGGCGAGAAGGCCAATACGGGTTTTCAAATGGAAACGGTCAAGACCGGTGACGTGACATGGGCGTGTTTGAAGCATAACGGCGAATACATCGGCTGCAACACGGTGGAGACGGTCAAATGAATGTTTTCGCAGGCAAGACCGGCTACATCGTCTGGCCGCAAGGCCACACATGCCGCGTGTACGACTCACTGGATGAAGCTGAGAGCGCGGCACGTTCCAAAGCCGACTTCTACCACAGGGCGTATGAGGTGCGTACCGCTTATGAGAGTCCGGCAAGAACCATCAGAACAATCCTCCCAAGGAGACACCAATGAGCGACAAAGTGAAAGTCGGCACGAGCAAGGTCACGTTCCGTGTGCGCGCGTTCGACTATCCGCAGATCGAACTCGCATCCGTCGAAGTGGATGTGCCGATGTACACGAAGACGGACAACAAGCTCGACAACATGCAGCAGGGACATGTCACGGCGGACGTGCCGGACGGTTTCAACGAGAAGGTCAAAGACGCATTGCAGGTGTTCGCGGACACTCTACAGGCATCGTTCAACGAAGAAGGAGAGTGAAATGTTGAGAAGCATTGATTTCAAAACAATGCCTTACCTGTTTACCGACAAGGCTGGCACTTGTCTGACCGTGGAGTTCGACGGGAGGGAACTGGATGACATCTACAAGCAGGTGAAAGCCATGTACGATCAGGCGCACTCGTCTGATGACATGCCCACCGAACCGGGCTGGTATGCGACTCGGGATGGTGAAGACCTGTTGAGCTACGACGGTGACGCTTGGCACATTCACAATATCGACTGTGATGCGCAATTGTTCGCTGACGGGGATTTGGAAACGATGGACTGGAGCGTGGTCAAACGCACGTTCGATGCTGACGCTTTCCCGCTGATACCAGTGAATCTTAACGATACATCTCGTGCGGAGCGTCGGTTGACCAACCTCACCAACTTTTTGCACACGCTCATTCATGAGTGTGAGACAGTGCGGGACAACCCATCTTCCGACAAGCATACGAAAGACATCGAGAATGCCGTCTGCGGGACTGGAATCAATTTCGCCAAAGACCTGCTCGCACGATTGGAAAACGGGGTGTTCGACCATGAACGTGCATGAAAGCCTATCCGACTGGCGGTCGCTGCCCATGAGCATGCTCGACGGGCATAGGGCGATAATCCAACTCAACGAAGGCATGATCATCGACGGGTATCTGAGATACGTGCCTTCGAAACTCCGCAAGGAATTACGAGGCGCGACGGAAGGAATCTGCGAATCATTGATGGTTGAAGGCGTGTACCAGCCGGTCATCATCAGCGTGAACGCAGGCGGAAAGCATGTGGTTGATGGCGTGAAGGCATTGAACATACTCAAGGAGGTGAGCGCATGAGCGACCAATACGCGGTCAGCATCCGTCATAGCTACACCATGCCGGATGAGACATTCTATGGATATGAGCTGGTCTTATGGCATTGGGACGTGATCGAGAACACTTGGCTGTTTCGTGCGACACGCGAATACCCAGTATCCAAGACCGTCTCACGGAAACAAGCGTTGGAACAGGCGCTTTACGACGCTGAGGAATTGGCTCGAATCTTCCAATGCAAAAACTATGGAACCAACGAAGAAGGAATGTGGGGAGGCCGTGAGTGATGTTCGGGCGTAAGAAGAAGCCCCAGCCCAAGAGTTATCTTCGATGCCCTTACTGCGGTGACGCGCCAATAATAGTTAGCGGCAAATGCACATATCACAATCCACGTCATACCGTCTACCGGTACGAGTGCGTATTGAAGTGTCTTCAAGGCGAGGTCTGTCAGACTGCCGAAGATGCGTTCAACTCGTGGATACGCGCTGTCGCACGCTATTACGACGCCGAGAGTGCGATAAGACAATTCTGCGAGCAGAAGAAGGATGAATGATGTGCGTGAGACTCGGCTTCATTAAACCCGGTTATGCAGAGGTCTACTGCGCCCATTGCGGTTATTGCATCGGATATGTCCACCGCGAAGAGGTGATCGTGTCCACGAACCTCGATACCGGGCGGCAAACCACTGTGAACAGGTGGTTTCCGGAAACGAATGATGGCGACGCATGGAGCAGGGCGCATGGCGGCGGCTTCGCGGATAGGACCGATGAAGAATCCAATCGACTGTTCACGTCCGGCTGGGCCACTCGCGGTGAGGCTGTGAGAATGCTCAAATGCTTGGACTGCGAGGAGAAGACAACATGAGTCTGGATGATGTTTGCTGGAATATTTCAAGCGTGTTCATCGTCATCACCTTGGGAGTGATAGCGATACTCTGCGTACTCACGCTATTAGGCGTGTTCGTATGCATCTTCGACCATGACGATAAGAACGATAAGAGCAGTAAGGAATAACAATGGCGACGAACGTGACTGAGAAAGACAAGACACTGCATGAGGTCATCGACTTTCTGCAAAAAGAGTGGGATGCAGCTAATAACGCTTCTGATAATCCAGACGAAGAAGTGTACGACTTTTACGACGGAATGACGACGGCTTACGAGCATGTAATCAATTACTGCCGTCACATGCTCGGCTATTCCGGCTCCATGCCTTCCGAGGTGCCGAATCAAAGCGAGGATGCGAAATGAGTAGCGTGTCAGACCTCCTTCCGCATGACGTTGGCCTGCGGGTGGAACTCGATACTGACGAAACATACTACCTGCAAAGCGGGTGGAAAGAATGCGACGGAGGTATATACGGTTTTGCTTGCGGATATGCGTCTAGCGGTAATCAGTATTACGCCGCATGTACTACGTGGTTTAAAGAATCGAGTTGCATTGCAATCATGAGTAGCCATGTGAAACTAGTAGCACCATTTGACGAAAGTAAGACCGAAACCACTAATCAAACTGAAGACGCAAAGGAGTAACAAACAATGTTGTTCGCAAGAAAACACCATGAGTACGGGTGTCCAATGTGCGGCAGACTACCTGTCATCAAAGAAGGAGAAACAGAGAAATACCATGAAACCATCGAAGCCGTGAAAACAATAACCATATACCGGCTTCAATGCCCCCGAAACCACCTTTCTACAAACTGGTACAGCGACCCTATGAATGCAAGCATCAACTGGAAACACGTCGTTGACGAATACAAAAGGAAGGACACGAGATGAGCAGTCAATACAAGGTTTGCCCGCTGTTTTGGGCTGATCGCGGCAGCGACCGTCGCTTAGTCAATATGGAGGCGCTTGAAGAGCTGCTGAACGAGGGTTGGCAGATTCTGCGGGTGGATACCATGCCGCCAACGGAATTGCGTGATAACGCCGTCACAGTGACGAACGTCTACATCCTTGAGAGGGAGGCTAATGATGATTAGTCAATACGACAAGGACATGTGTTGCCTGTATATCGCTGAGGGGATGAGCTACATCTGGCAACAAAAAGGGGGCCAAGAGCTTTCCCGAATGCTTGAATCATTGGCCGATAGGAAGCTCATGAAGCGTGTCCATGGCGGGTATGCGATCACACTCAAGGGCCTGTTGGCAGTCAAGGCGTGGAGACTTCACCTGTTCCTGTTCCATCACCACGATGAATACAAGTACTTCAGGAGGAAGAAATGAGCAGGGCTGAAACCACCGCCATGCTGTCCAAGCTGGTAGAGAAACGATTGAGGAATCAGACCGCGTTTTGGGCGAGCGAGGTCAATTTCGACCGGAACACGCCTGACGAGCGGCGAGTGGACTACGTGGGATTCAAACCGTGGAACATCAACGGCGAACCGGTGCCCGCAAGCGTGGAGAAAGGCTGCTTCGGGTTCTACGAGGTGAAGTCATGCATGGCTGACTTCACGAGCGGTAACGGCCTGACGTTCTACGGCGACCAGAATTACCTGGTCTGCACGAAGGAACTGTGCGACGAGATCGTATGGCAGAAAATGGTGCCGCCGCGAGTGAACGCGATCCTGACACCGGATTCGACCGGCTCGAAACTGATTCTCGGCCATGTGCGGTCCAACCACGACCTGTCATACAGGCGGCGTCCCGCAAGCGAAATCCTGTGGGCCATGGTCAAGGCGAACGGAAAGAGGACGAATTGAGCATCCTGCTTGACGAGGCCGACGCTTACGAGCGTGGCATGGATGATGATTTGACTTTCCAGACGGTTCGGGAGCTTGCCGGTACAGCGTACATGGCCGGACGTTCCGCTCCACCAACTGCCGTTGAGATTGAGGCCGTGGCGAAGAAACTGTTGTGGTGGGACATGGAAGCAGACTGGGAAGACGTCATGCCCAGTGATGACTGTTTCTGGACTCTGACCGCGCCGGAAATGCGAGCCAGTTATCTCAGGGGCGCTCGGGAAATGCTCGAAATCGCACGGAAGGCGGTGACGGAATGAGCAATATCACAGATGAATTAGCGCACCTGTACCCCGATGACGGTACTGAGACGCGACGTTTGGAACGCAACGCTTACGTTTCGGGACGCTTGCGCAGTCCTTCGGAACGGGAGGTGATGGCCGTGTGCATCCAGATTTATGGGCTTATGCCGGACGCTAATGCTACAAACATCCGTCAGACTGCGGCAAGAATCCTCAGAGCAGCACGACAGGCGGTGACGGAATGAAGGTTGTTTTGATTGTTTTCACCATTGTCTTCGGTTTGCTTTCTTTCTCGCCGTTGATGTCGATTGTCGCGTTGTTCATCGCCGACTGGATGGCAAAACACTTCTAGACCACATTTAATCCCGTCGAAATCGACGGGATAAGACAATCAAGGAGACGAAATGATAGGAAACAGGAATATTCGACGGGGACTAATGGCTGTGCTTATGGCTGTGGCGATGGTTTTCCCGCTGGCCGGATGTGGGAATGAAGTGGATGCTGACGATGTTGAAGACGGTAGTGACTGCATTGATGTGCGAGGCGACTTCACGGCCGATGAGTGCAGAATCAAGTTGCACGACGGCAGAACCGTGACATGCATCAACTTCGACACCTACAAGGGGGGAGGCGGTCTTTCCTGCGATTGGAACAATGCTAGCGGCAAGGACTTGGAGCAAACGGAATGAATGAGCCTACCGCCGACGAGATCATGAAAATGTTCGCGGTTGACATAGCAGTTCTTCGTCGTGGTAGGCGCAAGCCGTCTGAGAAGCCGCCAGTCGGAAAGAAGAAGGCGAAAGCGTCGAAAAAGCCGGTCAAGCTTACTGCGGAACAGCTCGCACGGAAACGTGAGCACACGCGACAGTGGCGGATGGCCCACCGTGAGCAAGTCTTGGAATACAACCGTCGATACAAGCTTGCGCATCGTCCGACATTCCACCATTTCAGTCGTGAGGAACAGGCGGCCTACGAACGCAACTACTACCTGCTTCATCCCGAGAAGAGAAAACGGAAGCGGGAGACTGTTTGAGACGTTAATCCAATACCGGTTGCAAGGTTGGGTGCAACCGGTATACTAGACATGTTCCGGCATTAATCGCACGCCTTCGGGCACCGGTGCGGAATCAACATACCATGATTTTGGAAGGCGTGCGATTGGCTGACTGCAAACTGTTGCGTTGCGGGCGTGAACGAGACGATACCAGGCAACTCTGCCCTGAATGTGAACAGCGGCTCCTAGCCGACTTGGAATGGTTCACGAAGAACATCGGCTACTTGGAAACCGACAAGATGAACCGCATCAACAAGAACCATGACGCTGACGGTGGCGGGGGAGGATACTCTGATAATCCGCCGTTGAGGGAGCAAGTGTTCGACCTGTTGTATGAGGGTGACGAACACATGGATAGCGTGTGGGGCACACTATCCGCGTTCGCTAAATGCTTAGGCGTCAAATACCTGAATCACGATCCGTTGAACGTGTTGGCGCAGCGGATAGCCGTGAAGAAAAACAAGCAAGGCGAACCCGCGTGCCTATGCTCAACGGCAACACCCGTGTACGCGCTTGAAATCCGCATCGCACGCGACAAGTGCCAGCGCCTGTTGAATCAAGGCCATACTGTCAGCTTGGGCAATTGCCCCAACACCGACTGCAACATGCCACTATCGGCTGACGAGACGGCAAAACAAGTCAAATGCCGTGGATGCAGGAACGTTTGGAACATCAACTTTTTGAGGACACTCATGCAAGACAAGATCAAACACAGCACTTACACGGGGACTGCTTCGGACATTAGAAGCAAACTCCAACAGGCTGGATACCTCGTATCCGCGAACACGTTGAAATCATGGGCGCACAGGGGCAAGCTCACCCCGGTACGTAAGGAAGGCAGACACCCAATCTATTGCATCGCGGACGTGTACATGCTGATGCAGCAAACCACTCCAGTGGACGATATTTGGGGACTCGTCGGAAAGGACAACCGGCAATGACCACCACCATCAGCATCACCGACAAGGGCAAGACCATCACCTATCACGCGCATCACATGCGAGACGTGATCGAACCAGTCAAACAGTACGGCATGTTCGGAGAGCAATTGAACGCGAAGAAAAAGCTCCACACGCTCACTTTCTACACGGAGGGTTGAATTGAAAATCAACATCGACTGCTCGTTAATCCTCCTACTGTTGTCCGGCATGTTGGCACTCCTGAAAATCGGGGGCCAATTCCCATACTCGTGGATATGGGTGCTCGCACCCATTTGGATACCACTACTCGCACTGGCCGGTATCACAATCATCCTGATAATCGCTTGGATTATCGGCGTCATCGGCGTGCTCATTCTTGAAAAGTTCGGAGACTAAATTGCAGATCAGCGGTAAGACAAACAATATTGGCTACGCTCACGCGAACGATGGTGGAGCAGACCTACGTTCCAACGAGGACACGATCATCTGCGCGGGTAGTCAAACACTCGTGCACACAGGCGTATACATGGCTATTCCAGCTGGATACGTCGGCCTAATCTGCCCACGCTCAGGCTTGGCGTTGAAACACAACATCACCGTGATGAACGCGCCCGGCGTAATCGATGCCAATTATCGTGGCGAAGTCGGCGTAATCCTCAGAAACATGGGCGAACAGGCGTTTGAAATCCATGAGGGAGACCGGATAGCGCAGATCGTGTTCCTACCATACGCGCACATGCAATTCGAGCCAGTCAACGAACTGGATTCGACCGAACGTGGCGATAAAGGATTCGGCAGCACCGGCAAATAATCCGACAGCAAGAACACTCGCCAAACGGATACCCGACAACCCCAGACAGGAGCAATCATGAGAATCTACATCGTGGCCGCTGACGTGCAAGACAAGGACAGATACAGGAATTACACGACCATCCCACCGGAAAAGTATTCTTACCTGCCAACTGTTCGCGAGGATACGGAAACCAAGTATGGCGAGTACGTGAGCATCATGGGCGTCTATTCCACGCTCGCTCAGGCGGAACATCGTTGGGATGAACTCGACCGTGAAGGCTTCGGTGTTTTCCCGATCATCGAATGCGTTGTGGACGCGAACTGCTGGGAATACATAGGGGGATACGCGGAATGAGCGGCGACGACACGACACAGGACAACACCACCAAGGAGGCACAATGAAAGCACTCGACTTCACCAAGAAGAAAAGCGAACTGGTAGACAAGCTGGTAAAACTTGGATTCCATTATCTAAGCACCGACAAGGAAGAGCCAGATGGTCTGCGAAACCCCCCCACGGCTGATAACCACATGGGCGAACGTCATGAATGGCGTGACCCTGCAAATCATCGATACGTATGACACACACCGTGTCTCAAACTACGAACTGATTACAACACCGCTCAAACAAGTCATCATAACTGATGATTGCACTAACGCAAGCGTCACCATGTCGGTCAAAGAGTTCATGGAATTGGAAGAGATCACGAACAGCAACGGCAGCACATTCCCACGCCCGGAAACATCCAACGAAACGGTTCCCAACGAGAACTAGGAGACCACGCGGAATGAGCGAGACAATCACAGCAGACCATCTGAACGCCACGCACTTAGGCGAGAAAATAACCATTTTAGACAATTGCGAAATCGTCATGTCAGGAAAACTCAAGGAGTTAAGAGCGACGCAATACTCCATGCCGGTGTACAGCAACGATATCGAAGCCGTGCCCGACGGCTGTGGGAACATCACCATTGCCCCGAAACTGAATTACGAAACTGTCACCGACATCATCATGCACCTGTCGAATCAGCTCAATGACGATATCAAGGCGACCGTTCATGGTGACACGGAACTGGTAATCGAAGTCAACGGAAAGTAGGGGAGTATGACGGAAAACACCACTGGAAAATCAACGAACGAACTGCTGATGCGCGTGTTGCAAGTCGAATCACCGGAACTGTTCGACGGAAGCGACGATCAGCCGGTACGAGTAGTCGGCTACGATTATTTACCATTCTGCGAAGCGGTCTGCGAAACCTGTGGCGATGACCCCGAAATGCTGACCATCGCATTCGAGACGAAAAACGGCGAACGTTACAGCCAATACTACGACTATTTTGGACTGCCGAACATTTTAGAAGCATTGGACAAGTGGGATAAGCAGTACGGGAAGGTGGTAGAGAACCGTGGATGACACTTCAAGCACGAAGAAATTCGTATTTACAAGTGATAGCAAGCCGTCCCCCGACCTCTCGAATTTCAAGCCTTTTGGACACATTGACGAGGACAAACCCAAGTACAGTGCGATCATGATTATCGAGGATGAAGGCGTATACGTTCCCGTGATATACAAGGAATGCCGCGTGGACCTCGACATTGATAACCCGACGATTCACCCGCTATCAGGCCCATGCATGGAACCCTGCTGCTACAGTACGCCGGAACTTGCTATAAAAGCCGGGACACGCATCTACAGGAACATGTTGAAGGACAACAAATGAAGTGGTTTACCAGTGACTTGCATTTCGCTCACCCTTTCGTGGCTGCATTACGTGGCTACGCGCTACCCGGATACGCTAAGGATGCATCGATCAAACAACAAGCCGAACATGAGCATAAGCCGCTCAAGAACTGTGTTGACTGGCGGAAGCATGATGCCGACATCATCAGAAGCATCAACACGTATGTTGGCGAGGAAGACGAACTCTACATTCTGGGAGACATCAGTTCCGGCAGCACGTGGAGCGTAGACCAAGCGATAATGCGCATCCAAAACCTGCATGTACCACGCAAACGCAGACACCTGATTCTCGGCAACCACGAACTGCACAGCTCCACCCGCACGCTGGAAAAGTTGGCAAGCGTGTTCGTGGAAGTCGGAATGGTCGGCATCACCGAAATCAGAGACGCGTGGGGCAACAATCCACACACGGTATTTTTAAGCCACTACCAATGGCGTGAAGACTTCACGCAAAGCAAACCCCTAGGCGCAGTCTCAACCAATTGGAACGCGCCGGAATTAGCCAAATACGCGATACCACGCATGAACAACACTCTGCTCCTGCACGGACATACGCACGCGCATGACCCGCTAGAGTTCGGCAGACATCACAATGAGATCAACGTCGGATTAGACGCATGGTGTTTCGAGCCAGTCAACGAAGCCGAATTGTTGGACAACTGGTTACAAACCGCGTCAGGCAACGTCTGAGTGGTCTACAATGGCCCTGTTAACAACAAATGCGTTTAGCGAGTGTTCGCCAAACGTTGGAAACCGGCTTCATCATCCTCTGGATAACGGAACCGCGCTTCGATGCCCTGCGCTTCAAGGATCGCGGCTATCTCCCTGCTGCGGGCATTGACGATGGCGTAATCACCTTTGTCCCGTCCGTAACGGTCGTAGTGTTCCTGCGAACGATAGTAGAGCAAGTCAACATGGTCAGGAGGGTTGCCTTGGACTTCCTCAATCCCGTTCACCGCATCCAAAGCGGCCTCGACCGCTTCGACATGCTGCGTGAGCATACTTTCCAACCATGCCTGCGCGTCTGCCGGTGGTTCCGCCTCGCCAGGCTTCTCCCAACGTTTCACCGTCAACACGGCATTGCCGAAACGGTCGGCAAGCATCTTCTGACTGATGCCGCAACGCTCCCGTGCCGCACGAAAAGCGGCCTTCGATCCAAACGTCATACAAACCTCCAGACAATCATGAAAACACGGAAAACGTCGGCTCCAGCATGAAAAACACGCTGGAGCCGGCAGAACAACGATTTTCAGCGGAATACGTCACGCCTTGACGCAATCGAACACCAGCAAATCGGAATCATCAGAATCCGTTCCGATCTTGGAGTCAAGACGCCACCCGTTTTCCTCAAGACACCGTTTGATGTCCTCCGTCCAATCATCCGCCTCCACGTCGGACGGGGTGAACTCCAAGTCGTCCACAATCTCCCTATCCTCATGGAAATCGATGAAGTAATCGTAGATGCGGATATGGAACGTCGAATCCACGTCAAGCGGGTTCCTGAGCACCGCATTGTTCGGCTCCATCACGTCGATGTAGGCGTTGTGGGCTTCGATGCGCTCGGTCCATCCGCTGATGGTTTCAGGATCGTTCAGGTCGATGAACCAGTCCATGAGCTGTTCGGTGGTCAACGTATCTGAGTAAGCCGAAAGCTCTTCGTACAGCTTGTCGTAATCGGATTGCGTGGACTCCTCGTCAGCGACGAGCCGCTCATACTTGGCACGGAGCCGTTCGGACGGGATGCAAAGCCATGCGTCTTCGGTTTCGCCGTCCTTGTCGAGCTGGCAATCATAGACGCGATGGCGGAGCTCCGACTTCGGGAACTCCAGTGCGAATGTGCCAGTCTCATTCCACTTGTGGCCTCTGGTTTTTTCGATTCGGATGGTAATCATTTCAGTCTCCTTGAGTCTGTGGGGATGCCTTGTGCTTCCTGTCTTGTGGTTACAAGTATATGATACCATTGGTATCATTTCAAGTCGGGCGTGTTGTGGAAATCAATCCTCCTTGCCCAGATAATCCTGCAATCCGTCGCCAGCTTTGCCATTCAGCCCGCGACGGGACATGTCGTAATAGTCGAGCATCTGCGGACTGTTCCACCCGCCTGCGGCCATGATGTCCCTGTCCGGCACGCCAGCGTCACGGGAGAGCGTGCAGAACGTCCTCCGCAATGAATGCGGCGAAATATCCGGCACGCCCACGCGCAATGCCACGGACGATACGATGCCCACGGCGGTCTGCTGCCGCAGACGCGCGCCGGAATCCTCACGGAACACCGCACCACGCCTACGTTCGCCAATGAGTCGTGCGAGAGCTTCGGCCGCCTCGGAGGGAATGGCTACACGCTGAGACCAGTCGCCCTTGCGGTCGAACCGCACCCACGGACGCCCGTCATTCAGATGACAGTCTTCGACATCCAACCCAAGCGCCTCACCGACCCTCGCACCGGTCAACAGCAGCAGACTGCACAGGGCATCCGTCCGCGCACCCATACCGCGTGCTTCGGCCAGAAAAAGCCTAGCCTGCTCGCGGGTGAGGTACGTGCCATCCGAATGACCGTACAGTTTCGGCCTACGCACATGCTCGCCCGGATTGCAGTCGATATACCCCTCCTCGCAGAGATAGCGGTAGAGGCAGCAAACGACGCTCAGATTCCTGCACACCGTGTTTTTCGCCGCTGGCCGCATGCCGCCGTCATAGGCGGCGAACGCCTCGATATGAGTGCGCTTCGCCCGCAGCATGTCGATGCCGTTATCCGCACACCAGCGGAGCCATCGCGATACGACGCTCCGATACCCCGCCCTTGTGCTCGGCGTCAGGCCGGCGAGAAAACCGGCGATCATGTCGCTCACCGTTTCCATATGCGCACCGTCTCCTTGCAGATCAAAGGCTTATCGGCCGGACCCTTGACAAACGGTGGTATCCACTGGCGTCGGCGGAGCGAATGATTCGGCCCATACGCCTGATCCCTCCAGAAACCACGCACGATGAAACGATGCGAATACTCACGCCGCACCCGCTCGTCATCATCGGCGCTTCCGCCAGGACGATGCAGATTCTCACGCAGCACCAGCATCTTGACCTTGCGTATTTCCGGGTCGAAACGCGGCGGCAGCGGATGCGCCATATCGGGTTTCGCCGGTTTCGCCTCGCAGATATGCGGTTCCGCGCTCAACGCCCACACCGCGCGCAGCAGATCGCCGAACCATCGGAAACCGCCGACATGCTCATTGAAAATGTCGTTGGCGAATCTGATGACCGGCAGTGAGAATGATTTCGCGTCGCATTCCTTCAGAGCGCATGGATGGTCCGTGAATCCCATCAATTCGATATCGCCGTTGCCGTCGCATTGCCAGAAGAGCGCCGACACATGGGCGTCTCCGACCTTCCTTCCCGTCGCGTCGTCGGTCACGGGGAATCTGACCATTTGGACATCCCCGTCGAAGAAGATAAGCCCGCTTTGCGCCGGCGCTTCCGATTTCGGGAAATCACCTGCCCGGACGGTATCTTCCGCCAGCGCCGTCATGTCCCGGCTGATCCACCAAAGTTGCGCGACGGCGAGATTATCAGCGAAATTCCAAGCCGCTTCCATGCTCCGCTCGTATTGCGAGTGCGCAGCCATCTCCTCCTTTAATGCGACCCGCTCGTATTCCGCGAGTTTGTCGCGGATCAGCGGAAGGTGCGATGGGATGAGGCGAAGCCGTCTGTTCCTACTGCGCGTCATGTCAGTCAGCCTCCCCAAGACGGTCGAAAACCTTGTCATACGCTTTCGTCACGCATTCCAAACCCATGCGATACGCGCTCACGCGATCATGGTCAGACTCCGCCATGCGGCGCTGCCAATCATGCGGGAACGCCACGCTCAACAACGTCTCCCGCACGTCCGGTTTGACAACCTCGATTTTCTGCGGGAACATCGCATCAAAAGTGAGGACACACAAGGCGTAAGCCACCTGCAACGTTCGGTCAGACACGTAGCGGAAAGACTGTTCCGCCACGCGGTCAATCTCTTCCATAGACCACGGAACGGTAGCCGCCAACTTCGCGTACTCTTCCGCATCCTCATAATCCAAGCCGCCATTCATCGAATTGTCCTGAACCGTATCCACCAGGTATTCGTACAGTTCACCGATGATGCCCGCCGTGGAATGGACGAACACAGGCTCAAAATCAATAAAATAACTGCCGAACCACAGGCCGCAGACATGACCGACATAGCCGGTAAGCTCACGCGGCAGCATATTCACGTCAATCATCACAACACCTCGATTTCGTCATTAAGACCCATGAACTCCTGAGTGGTGAACCCGCCATCCTTGACAACGCAGTACAACCAACCCTGGAATCCACCCAAGCGCGCGTAACGCATCCCACGAATCAGGTCACGCAGCCACGCGTACACAAGATACGTTTTCGACACGGGACGCCAATAACGCTTACGCTCGACCACATCAAAATGGTCATATGCATACATTTGCTGACCAACGTGAAAATCAGCCCACAATTTCAATGTTTCCATGACACTCACGCCTCCCTCGAATCAACGTCACCGAACAGGTCATAACGCAACTGCGCATCAGCATCGAACATCGCCTTGTACGCATCACCAAGAGACTCATAGAAGACGCCATCCACACGCCAACCTTCATAGCCTTTGGAATCCAACGAACGGAACTCTCTCAGCGCCTCAAGCATCATCTTGCGTGTCAATTGATAATCCGGCACGCTCCTGTGAAAATTACCGTCGAACCGGTCAGCAGCAACGTAAGCGTCACGCGCTTTAGTCGTATCGAACGGGATAACAGTACCAATCGGCTCATGGTCGAAATTGAAAGTGTTGACACCGTAAGGCCAATAAACAGCGTAAAAATGACGGGACATGGTAGAATCTCCTTGCAAATGGTTTGGTTGAGTTAATTACTGTTTGCAATGGCCGGACGGTACTAGGCATACCGTCCGGCCAAACTTTTCAGAACAGGCAATCCATATGACGCGGATCAGGCAGATTGTCGGCAGCGGCGTTGATAACCGTGCTGAGATACGCGGTTATCAATGCGGGACGCTTGCCGATCTCCTGTAATACGGCTTGAATGTTCGACTCGATGGACGAATAGCCGGTAGCCTCCAAAGCGGCCTTGACCTGCTGTGCTGTGATGACGACACGTGACATTTCATGCCACCTCGACAATCTCATGCTGAGCGAGGTACGCGGCCACGGACTCTTCCAACGTTTGGTCACTGCCACGCTGGTAGTAGTCGCGGTACGCAACCACGCCACTCTTACCGTCGAACGCGACATATGCGACGCGACGGCCCTTGGAATCACGGAAGCCACGCGGCTTATGCGCATATCCACCAAACACGTCAGCCAACTCCTTGACCGACTTGCCACCTGGAATCGTGACCACGCGCGCCTTGACGCCATGCTGCGCAATCACCTTCGGCGTATCCTTGGACGGAATCGGCGGAACTTCGGGAATCTCAACCGTATCCGGTTCAGGCTCAACCACCTGCGGTTCAGGGGTGACAACCGGCAAATCATCGTAAGTCTCGCACATCTCAGGATGGTCACGCTCGGCCGGGGTGAGGAATGAAATGTCACGTGACACAACCATGCCGCCATGCTCATAAGACAATTCCCAACCATGCTCACGGTCGGCATCGGACAAGCTCACGCCATGCGCCGTATAATCCCCACAATCAGAGGAAACCATGCAATCGCCACGTTCCACGATCAACGGCACGTCACCGATCTCACTCACCGCCTGAGCATAATCAGGCCCGTTAGGGTCAAGCCACGTGCCACCATCGGCACGATACGCGGCGGCAACACCACGCACCGCCTGAGCATTCTTCACGCCCGGAATCATCCGCCATGATTCAACACCATCCTTCATCTCGAAACGCCACACGCTCGGGCTATTGACGGAATCGAAAAACATGAAGACACTGGACGAATTGACTGCCCACAGGCCGTTAACTTTGTTCGACATTTTAAAACTCCCTTGTGTAAAAACTTGATTATTTGATTGGGCCGTTCAACCGCACGGCCCTGAGCGGTTTCACCATTCCAAAACCTTGCTACCGTCAACCAAAACGTATGACGTGCCGGTATGATTGCCGTCAACGCTTCCACGCCACTCGCAAATACGCTCGTAACCGTCCGAAGTGCTACCGTCCTCCATGCCGCACTGCGGGATATTGGACAACTCGCGGTAGCTCGCTAGGTCGGCTTGGCCGTAATCCTTCGTGGCATAGGTTTCGCGCCACCACGTCCACTGCTGCTCTGGCGTGCCATGCGGATCGGCAACCGGCTGATCGGAAAGCGCTGTGGAACAAGCCACGCCGAAAGCCAACAGGCCAACAAGCACGGCAACAAGCAGAGTAATCTTCTTACGCATTGCGAACACCTCACTTGGAAAGAACGGAATCAACAACCGTGTAGAATCCGGTGCAAAACTCTCTATTGTGTTCGCTGTGCAGTTCCGCACGGCAACGTTTCGTTAACAGGCGGCGGCACTCACCAATCATGGCATGTTCACCGCGCGTATAGTATTCATCCATCAACCACCACGCGGCATACGTGGTTCCGTCAAGCCTGTTTTCATCAGGCGAACGCCAAGCGTTTTGATTGTGTGAATACGTAGTGTTGTACACGTTGGCGAGGTACGCATACTCTGCGGAATCAGATTCACGAATATCAGGAAAATCAACTGTAACAAAAGACATTTTTAAAGCACCTCGATTGTGTTGGAATGTAATGCCCGAACGGGCTATATGGGCGTGATTGATAGGCTCACGCCCGAAAGCCTGGAACAAGTCAGCGCATACGCTTGCGATTAGGACAATTGGGATATTCGATAGCCCGACACTGTAGGGCTTCTTCCATCTCCAAACGACGCGCATTGCTGCACAGAAACCGCGCCTCATCACCGGCACGGCACATCTCACGCCACAGCGCATCCGCCCGCTTCACGTCGGCACAATCGCTCTCGGCAACGAAACAGCGGATAGCGATCTCACGGTAACGCTCGGCCTCATCCCGCAGCTTGCGGGAATCTGGCGTCACAGGAAAACCGTAGTACGGGTAACGTTGATCGATGGGGCACTTCTCACACATGACTTGCCCCTCAGTGTTCCC